TACGGATGCTTCTAACTATGAAACAGCAAAAGGTTTTGAAGCAATGCTGCTGCAAGCAACAGGCACACTAGACTCGGCAGAGTTGGTCAAGAGTGCAGCAGGAGGTGGAGGGCAAAACAACGGTATGGGTATGTCGTTAGCTATGTCTGCTATTGTCAAGAAGAATCGTGTGGCAATGGCATCGTTTCAGGATGACTTCATTATACCTATGGTCAAGAAGGTTGCGTATCGATATATGCAGTTTGATCCTGACCGTTACCCAATGCAAGACTTTAAGTTTACTACGTTGTCTTCTATTGGTGCTATTGCTAAAGAACACGAACAACAACAACTTATTGGTTTGATGCAAACGCTTGGACCTGACTCACCTATTGTTCCTATCATCCTAAGAAGTATTATTTCTACTTCTAGTTTAGTAAACAAAGAACAGTTAATGGTTCAGTTAGATCAGATGTCACAACCTGATCCACAGGCTCAAGAGATGCAACAGCAACAAGCTCAATTACAGATGGGTCTAGTACAGGCTCAGGCTAATGAGTTAAATGCTAGGGCGCAAGAGTCTGCTGCTGACGCACAAGAAGCACAAGCTAGAGCGCAGAAGATTATGGCTGAAACATCGTTACTAGATGACAAGGCTAAGATTGATTTAATTAGGACACTAACAGCTAACATTAACACTCGTGATAAAAATGAGTTTGACAAACGTGTTAAGACTGCTGAAGTTTTACTAAAAGAAAGAGATATAGATTCTAATGAAAAAATAGTAGCAATGCAGCAAAATAACGCTTGACATAAAGCTAAAAATATGTTATAGTCGGAGCACTATTAAAACCATTACAGGAGAACTCCAGTTTGGATAAAGAACTCCAAGAGTATTATGAAGCAAGGTTCGACATGATGTCAACAAAAGGTTACAAAGATTTGTTGGCTGATGTTGAAGTAATGATTGACGAAAGAAATAATCTGATGGCTACACAAAGCCTTGAAGATTTAAACTTTCGTAAAGGACAGTTAGATGTTCTACATTGGATTAGAACTCTCAAGAAACTTTCTGAGGAAGCCTGGGAACAACTGAACAATGAAGAGAATATTTGAATTTAAGTGTGGCGAAGGTCACACTACTGAGAGTTATATTGATGAGGAGGTAAACGCTATTGAGTGTCCTGCTTGTCAGTGTATGTCACTTCGAGTTATCTCAGCACCACGCATTGCACTAGAAGGAGTCACTGGAGACTTCCCGACTGCTGCCGATGCTTGGGCTAGGAAGCACGAAGAAGCAACAAGAATCGCCAACAAGCGCAGAGAGGGTTAGCGTCTGGTGATATTTTTTAATTCCTAAAATCACAAGCGTGACAGGAGACTATATGGCTAAATTTGAAGAACCGTTAGAGGAAGAGATTGAGTTTAATAATGTTGAAGAGTTAGGTCAAGACGAACAACAGGAACCAGAAGCAGTAGAAGAACCTGCTGCAGAGGAAAAACCTGAAGTTGTTATACCTGACAAGTATCAAGGCAAGTCTGTTGAAGACATTGTTAAGATGCACCAAGAAGCTGAAAAGTTAATTGGCAAACAAGCTCAAGAAGTTGGCGAAGTTAGAAGACTAGCTGACGAACTTTTAAAACGACAACTCGAAGAAAAGAAAGCCGTTGAAACCCCAAAAGAAGAAGATACAGAAGTCGATTATTTTTCTGACCCTGTAAGTGCTGTTAATAAAGCTGTAGAACAACATCCTGCTATTGCTGAGGCTAAGCAACAAGCTCAGTCAATGAAGCAACAACAGGTAACTCAGCGATTAATGGAACAGTTTCCTAACTTTAATGAAGTAACACAAGATCCTAGATTTTTTGAATGGATTAAAGCATCTCCAGTAAGAACTAGACTTTTTACTGAAGCTCATTCACAGTTTGATTATGAGTCTGCTGTTGAATTGCTTTCTACTTGGAACATGATGAACCCAAGTAAACCACAAGAAACTTCTAATCCTGAGTTAGTTGCTGAATCAAAGAAAGGAACACAACAGAGTTTACGAACTGCTGCTGTGAATACTGGTTCACCTGCACCGTCATCAAGAAAAACTTATCGAAGGGCTGATCTGATTAATTTACGTTTACGTGATCCTGCACGTTACGAAGCTATGTCAGATGAAATTATGGCTGCATACGCGGAGGGACGTGTCAAATAATTGAAAGGAAATAAAAAATGGCACTAGGTACTAATCATGTCACCAAGACCACTGCGGATAAGTTTATCCCAGAGATTTGGAGTGACGAAATTATTGCAGCTTACAAGCAAAATCTTGTTGCTGCAAACATGTTCAGCAAGATGTCTTTCAAAGGCAAGAAGGGCGATACGCTTCACATTCCGAAGCCTACTCGTGGAGCAGCATCTGTTAAAGCAGCTTCAACTCAGGTCACACTGATTGCAGCAACTGAGACAGAAATTCAAGTTCTTATCGACAAGCACTACGAGTACTCACGTTTGATTGAGGACATCGTTGAGACACAAGCACTTGCTTCTCTACGAAAGTTCTACACTGATGACGCTGGTTACGCTCTTGCTAAGCAAGTTGATACTGACTTGATTCAGCTTGGTCGAGCAGTTGGTTCAGGTACTGCTTACTCTACAGCAGCTTCAACCACTAACGCTTTCATTGGCTCTAATGGTACAACAGTCTATAACTCTTCATCATCTAACGCTGCTGCGTTGACTGATGCTGCTATCAGACGTTCTATCCAGCGACTCGATGATGCTGATGTACCAATGACTGATCGTTGCATGATCGTTCCTCCAACAACTCGTAACACTCTTATGGGTCTAGCTAGATTCACTGAGCAAGCGTTTGTTGGTGATGTTGGTTCAGCAAACACAATCCGTAACGGTATGATTGGTGATCTATACGGTGTAATGGCGTATGTATCAACTAATGCTGACACGGCTGCTGGTAACTCTGGTACTGACCGTATCTGTCTACTTGCACACAAGGACGCTTTTGTTCTTGCTGAGCAGATGGGTGTACGTTCTCAGACCCAGTACAAGCAAGAGTACCTCGGTACGCTATTCACATCAGATATGCTTTACGGTGTAGCTGAGTTGCGTGATAGCTCTGCTGTTGCTCTAGCTGTTCCTGCTTAATTAAGCAGATAACTCCCCAGGCTCACAAGGCTTGGGGAGTCTTATTATTCTCGTTCATCCATTAGGACGGAAGTAGGGAAACCGAAGGAACGCATCTTTCTTTATTGGAGGGTGTTATGACTTGGCAAGACTTCTGCCGTAAGCGTGAATTAGATAACCACAAAAAACAAGAACTACTTAAACTACGACAAAGGAAACACTATGTGGACTAAGCCTGAATACACTGAGATGAGATTTGGTTTTGAAGTCACGATGTACATTGCAACTAAGTAAGGACGTATAATGGCGATATATAGAGGACCAGGTGGATCAGGAGACGCTACAACAGACGCTGCTAGTCAGGCTACCGTAGCCACAACTAAAGCTGCTGAGGCTGCTGCATCTGCTTCTGCTGCGTCCTCTTCTGCCACTACTGCTGCTACTGAAGCATCTAACGCTTCTACGTCAGCAACTAATTCTGCAACATCTGCTACAGCATCTGCTAGTTCTGCTACAGCGTCTGCATCTTCTGCAACGGCTGCTGCTAGTTCAGCTACTTCTGCTGCAGCTTCTTTAGATTCTTTTGATGACAGGTACTTAGGTGCTAAGTCATCTGCTCCATCTACTGATAACGATGGTGACGCATTAGCTGAAGGGGCTATGTATTACGACACAGGTGACGATATCATCTATGTCTGGAACGGATCAACATGGCAAACCATTACAACAGGTAGTGGTGGACTACAAGCAGCTAATAACTTAAATGATGTAAATAGTGCAAGCACATCAAGAACTAATCTTGGTTTAGCTATTGGCTCTAATGTACAAGCACACTCTGCTGTACTCGATGCAACTACTGCATCCTACACAACTGCTGAAGAAACTAAACTAGCTGGTATTGAAACTGCTGCAACAGCAGATCAAAGTGCTGCTGAGATAAAGACAGCTTACGAGAGTAACGCAGACACTAACGCATTCACTGATGCTGACCATACAAAATTAGATGGTATTGAGGCATCTGCTACTGCAGATCAAACAGCAGGTGAAATTAAAACAGCATACGAAAGTAATGCAGACACTAACGCATTCACTGACGCAGATCACACAAAGCTAGACGGTATTGAGGCTAGTGCTGATGTAACAGACACAGCTAACGTAACCGCTGCTGGTGCGTTAATGGATAGTGAAGTTACTAACTTAGCACAAGTTAAGGCATTTGATTCAGCAGACTATGCAACTGCTGCACAGGGTACACTAGCTGACAGTGCATTACAGTCATCTGACATAGGCTCTACTGTTCAAGGCTTTGATGCTGACACATTAAAAGCTGATACAGCAGACACACTTACAGCACCGTTCAGAGGCACAGTAACTGCTGACAACGATCTATCGTTTGATCTTAATACTACTAACAACTTTAGCTGCACACCGACTGGTAGTGGCACATTGACGTTTACAAACCACACAGCAGGACAGAGTGGTTTTGTTTTACTAGATAACTCTGGTGGTCACGCTATTGCTGCTGCAGCTACAACTAAGATTAACGCTGCTGACTTAACAGCTATCTCGACTGCTGGTGTCTACACACTTAGTTACTTTGATAACGGAACAAATGCTTATGTATCAGTGAGCAGGAGTTTTGCATGAGTTTATTGCCTGTTGGCATTGGTGCATTTGATTCTGGATACACGATAGACCAGAGCTTACGACTACGCAACTCTGCTCCTGCTATGTTTCGCAGAACACCTAGCAGTGCAGGTAACAGAAGAACTTGGACTCTTAGCTGGTGGGCAAAACGCAGCAAGTTAGGTAACGCAGGGTTTACTGTATTTTCTGCAGGTACGGGTACATCTGGCGATACAGGTGAGTTAGTTATTAAGTATGATAACAACTACCCAGACTCATTAGCAATTCAAACTACAAACACAAACATAAGATTCACAAATGCTTTGTATCGTGATCCATCAGCATGGCATCATGTTGTCGTTGCATTTGATACGACTCAAACTACTGCTGCAAACAGACATAAAGTTTATGTAAACGGTGAACAAGTTACTTCATTTAACCTAAGTAACGACTTAGCACAGAATACTGATACAGCAGTTAATAACACAGTGCAACAAGCGTGGGGATATTTTGGAAGAATAAACTCTCAGTACTTCGATGGTTATTTAACTGAGATGTACATAATTGACGGTCAGCAGTTGGCTGCAAGTGATTTCGGTGAGTATGATAACAACGGTGTTTGGAAGCCTAAAGCCTACTCAGGCACATACGGTACTAACGGAGCATATTTAAATGGCACAGGTACAACTTATATTGAAGATGTGTCAGGAAACAATAATGACTTTACAAACGTAAACTTACAGCTAACTAATTCTGCTGTATCAACATACGATTCTATGGCTGATGTGCCTACGCTAAATGATGCAGACACAGCTAACTTTTGTACGTTGAATCCTTTAGCTAAAAGTTCTAATGCAAACTTATCAGAAGGTAATTTAAATTATGCTGGAGCATCTAGTACAACTAGCGGTGTTATAGGAACTATTGCTGTTAACAGTGGAAAATGGTATTGGGAAGCAAAAATGACTGGAGGAGGTGGTGCATCAATGGGAATAGCACAATTACCTTTAGCCTCGTATGGACCAAACGCAACAGGAGCATATATTTATCTTTTAACTGGAGATAAACGATTAAATAATTCAGATTCATCTTATGGCGCATCCTACACTACTGGAGATATTATAGGTGTTGCTTTAGATATGGACGCAGGAACAGTAACATTTTATAAAAACAATACAAGTCAAGGCACTGCTTTTACTGGATTAAGTGGAAATTTTACTGCATGGTTACAAGACGGATCAACAGGTAGTATTTCTTCTTGGGAAATAAACTTCGGACAACGTCCATTTGCTTACACACCACCAACAGGATTCTTAAAGCTCAACACGTTTAACCTGCCTGACTCGACTATTGAGGATGGTTCGGACTATTTTGCCCCTGTTATTTACACAGGTAATGGTTCTAACCAGGATATTACAACAGGGCATTCATCGGATTTTGTTTGGTTAAAGTCAAGAAGTTCTGGAACAAGTCATGGTTTATATGATGCCGTTCGTGGCACTAATAAAGTATTAAATTCTAATAATACAAACGCTGAAGCTAATTACGGAGCCTATGGCGTAGATGCTTTCTTGTCTACAGGTTTTGGAGTAACAGACATTGCTTCTAGCGGTTATGGTGCAAACGAAAGTTCCGTAAGTTATGTAGCTTGGTCATGGAAAGCCAACGGCTCTGGTGTTAGTAACACAAATGGAGATATAAACTCTACAGTCTCCGCAAATAATACGTCTGGTTTTTCTATTGTAAGTTACACAGGTAACGGCACAAGCAACTCTGAACAAACTATCGGGCATGGTTTATCAACAGCCCCTAAAGTAGTTATTGTAAAAAATAGAACAAGTGGAACTCGGTGGCACTTTTACAGCACTGATTTAAGTTCTGATGCTACTTATGCTGTTAAAAATCTAATACTAAACACAACAAGTGCTGAATCTGCTTACAGTAGTCAGATAAGAGGAATACAAGCAAGTAATACTTTTTCTGTTAGAGACGTAGATGCTAACGGAAATGCAATGGTAAACAAAAGTGGTGATAACTATATAGCTTACTGCTTCGCAGAAGTAGAAGGCTACTCANCATTTGGTANNTACACAGGNAACGGCTCTNCTGATGGACC